GTGTCCTAATGCTATTAAAAAAACCCCCACCCTTCGCAGAATTGCATGATGTGCATAATGTCTGAAGATTCCAGTCCTGATCGCCACCGCCTGCACTGCGTGGCACTATGTGGTCAACCGAATTGCCGTCCATACCGCACGCCTGGCATGTATGCCCGTCACGATTCAAAATGCGCTGACGAATCTTGCGCCATTGGCTTGTCGAACCGTTGTCCTTCAATGCACTGCTCATCAGTACCAGTTCCTTTGCTGATGAAACGCCCACGCTTTGCATGGTGATTCGTAACGAATTGTTATGTATCGCAATGAAGCGTCTATCTGTCTGAAAGGGTCAAGGTCACGGTAATGCTTAGACTTCATCTGACCAAGTCCAAAGTGTGAACCGTTCTTTGCACGATACGACCAACGCGATTCCTTTGTGATGATCTTGTTAAAGCATTGAAATTCTTTATAGTCCAGAATCCTTGAATGTGCATACAACTTCAAATGATCGATTGAATAGTTTGCTGATTCAGCTGCTGGAATGCTTGTGATTGAAAGCATTGCCGTAAAGGCAAAGAACTTGCCCATTAGATCGATTCGCCCTCGCGCGCTCACCGCCTCAGCGGCGCGCTTCAAGCGATTAGATCGTACCGCGACTGTCAAGCAAGTGAATAACTTACGCATGTGCTTGGGCGTGTCCCACACCTTTTGCACCCCTGTGGATAACGCCTGTGGATAACTTTTCACTGATGACCCCAGCCTTCACCCTTGAATGAAATGCCAAAGGTTGAGTAGCGTCGACTCATGTTTGCCCCGCAGCAGATCGGATTTCGTTCGTCGTGGATTGACTTATCCACTTCAACACGGATTTTGCACACCGTGCATTCAAACTCATAGATTGGCATTTGAATCCCCTATCTGTGCAACCCCCATGACTTCGCACTTCGTGCATTGAATCACTTCCACACCTTCGGGAAGGTTGTCCGTTATTTTGTGAATCAGCTGCACCGTGATCTTCTTGCATTTCCTGCATTCAAATTGCACTTTGTCCATAATTGGATTTCCTTAAATTCTCAATTGGTTGAAGATTGATTTGAGTGACCCACCAGTTTGGTTGCTTACTGTGTCGATACTTCGGGCGTTGTGCCATTGCAATGGGAATCCACCCTGCAATGAAGTAGTGGGGCGATTGACCAGTGACTAGCACTGCAATGTCGTTTGGTCTGTCGTATTCGTGAACGATCAATTGCCCGGCAACGTACTTAGTCCACCGCACTTCGATCGCATTACCCACGTCAGCCTTTGTTTTGAATTTGTTTTCATAAGGGTTGAAAGGGAGATCGAAGTATTTGGCAACAACCCATTCGCTGCCGATTGCTTCAGCCGATTCAACCAGGTATTCAAACGTCCCCATTTCCTTTTGGTGACGTTGTGGGTTGTCCATGAATTTACGATTGTCCACCTGTAATTTGACTGCTGCCAGCATGCAGACGGTTTCTTCTTCGCGGGTCAATGTCATTTTCACCGACATTCACCACACAACCAGGCAAGTTTTTCGCCTGCCTGTCCGATCTTGTACCCGAATGGGTCAAGTTTCAACAACTTTGCACACCCGTCGCATTGCTCGACTTTGTATTCGGCGATTACTTCACCATTTTGCAGCAGTTTTGCCGTCATGGATTGTGGATAAATAATTTCCATTAAGTCGCTCATACCTGGGGCTTCCATTTTCCGTCGCTTGCTAGGACGTACCAGTTTGGCGCGCACTGCGTCGCCTTTGTGCGTTCGGTGCAGAAATACCCGCCCCAATTCTTTGGTGCGCCTTCGTGGGCTTGCTTCCAAATGCGGTGACCGTGACTGCACTGCGGTGCTTCTTCGATCAATTGACCGCCCAATGTTTTGGCGATTTCGTCCATTGATGAACCCAGTGACGGAATGCCTGACTGTTCGGCTTCAGCTGCGGTTTTGTAACTAGGCACGTCGCCAAACTTCTTTGACCATGGGTCATAATCGTCAGCCGTAGATTTGGCAACGCCTGCGCTGATCGTTTCAACCTTTTGCATGTCCTGAAGGGTTGGACGCTTGTCCGTACCCAGCAAAAGACCAATGCAGCGTCCAATGCTGGACGTGACTGTATCTTCGACAAAAAACTTCTTCATTTGTACGTTGTAGGTTGCGACGTTGCCGAATGCGTAATCGATCGCTGACGGCTTTTCGTCTTCGTACTCTTTGAAGATTTGGGTTTGGACTAGAATAAAACCCTTTTCTGCATTGAATTCAATGATGTTGTTTTCGATACGTCCCGAAGGGTGTGTTTCCCAAAAACGTTTGATTCGTGTTGCAACGTCTTCGTAGTTGTCAAGGAAGCCAGCCATTATTTGACCGCCTTGTTTGCTATGTGACGAACCATTGCCTTACGTCGTGCCATGCCTTCGCGCTTGCCTTCTTTGAAGCCTTTTGCGTATCCCGCAGCGGCTGAAATCACCATAAGAATGATGACAAGCACCAAACGACCCAGCGTTTGCGGGTCTAATAGATCAAGTACCATTTTGAATTCTCCCGATTCTTGGCGGTAGGACTACCACCTGACATCAGGGTGACGCATGATCGGCGCGCGGTCAAGAACCTTGCGTGTTTGTCGGCGTGTCTCCAGGCTTTGGCTTTGATTTTAGTCCATTGCCAGCAAGCACACCGCCCAATGAACCAGTCAAGAAAATTGCCAGGGTTTTCAATAGATCGATAAATGCTGCGTCATTGGGTGCTTGCGCGCTGACTGGTTGCGTGACAAAAATGAGTGCGTAGGTAATCCCCACGGTAACAATTAAAAACACCGCTGCAAGTGTTGAACCGATTATCAAAATCAGCTGCGCGTGGATTTCTTCGGGTGACTTACGGCGTGCGGGTCTGTTCCGATTCAATTCCAAGTAGGTCGTCAGTGCATGTTCCAGTGGGGAGACATTGCGGTTTTTGGCATTCTGGTTTTGACCAGTTTTCGAATTCTTGGCATTCATAGCGCACCCAGCCGTCATACCCGCATGCGGACTGGCTTAGTGCAAGTGCCCAAACCAAGCCAGCCGCTGCGAATCGTCGGTTCACTTCCCCGTAGAACCGAAGGCTTTGTCGTTTGGATTTAACCAGCGCAAAATGACTGGTGCGACTGCTGCTGCACCTGCCATTGCAAGGGTCTTTGGGTCAGTCACGCCTGCCATGTATAAGGCAAGTGCTGCCGCCATGAATGAACGCGCCCATGACGCTGCTAGGGCTTTGGCTTGTTCCATTTTTTCGTCTCCTTCTTTGGCTTCGCTGCCGTGGTTGGTATTTCGATCTTTGGAAATTCTCCCTTATAGGGCACAAACTTTGGAATTCCAAAACCGACGATCTCTTTGCCTTCACCGTACGAACGAACCTTCACCATTACCATGCCGCCATTGCGTTGGTCGCCTGTCCCGCTGGTGTTGCCTTCGATCGTCAAGCATGTCTTTGTGTCAATTAATCCAACAACAATTCCAATGTGTGAAATGCGATCAACGCCGTCATGTGGAAAGTCCATAAATGCCAAATAGCCCAATTGCGGCATACCTGACCAGCGCTGAATCTCTTTGAACTTATGTGCGCCAACGGCAGTGCCTACAACTGAATGAATCTTGACACCTGCCTGGGCTGCACACCAATTGACAAAAGAACCGCACCAGGGCAAACCGTCTGCCTTTGTAAATTTGCCGTACTTTGTCAGGTTGTCGCCTTCTTCGATCGTTCCAACTTCAGCTGCTGCGACTTCGATCAACCTGGCGTTTGTGCCGTCAGGATAGGTCACTTCTTCAGACTTTCCAAATATGCCTGATAATCTGAATTTGCTTCATCAACAGGAATCCAAAAAATCTTTCCCTCAGCATCTGTTTTTTTAATAACATCTTCTGCGTGTTCTTGCTTAATCACTTCATACATCATAATTCTGCCGACCCTTCAATAAATGCACTAGTACTATTGTTTGCAATTAACATTCCACCCTGTCCAGCCGTCGCCCCAGCAACTGTCATGTCAATTACTGAAGCATTTCTTGTCATTGTTGAAGCAGTTGGTGTACCAGCCGAACAACCATAAAAAGACGCACCATTTCCGGCAAATAAATTCATGTTGCTAAATGAAAAAGTTGGAGTACTTCGCATAGTCATTGGAAAAGGTAGAACTGTTCTAAAGTTTGTTGTTGTATTAAAATGACCACTTGCAAAAACCGAATAAACATTGCTTGATGAATCTAGGCGGAAAAAATAACGCTGACAAGCGGCTAATTCTCCTTGAATTGTTCCTGTTGCAGTTTGAAATGGTGTCGCAGTTGAACCTGCTTCAAGTTGCCAACCCCATGTGTCAAAACTAGCAGTGCCGCTATTCGGCAAATTGAATGACACGGTCAGGCTTGAACCAGTGCCGATTGTTTTGCCACTTATTGACGGCACTGCGTAAGTGATCGAATAACGTGCCCATGAAGTAGTGATTGAAGTGCTGACCGAACCCGTGTAAACGGTGGAACTTCCACCACTTCCAAATTCTTGAATTAGATCAGGTGCGACGGAAATTGCTGACGACGCTTTACCCCAAAATGACAACGTAACCGTTTGCCCTGCAAAAACACGAACGTCCTCGATTTTCTGAATGATTTTTGGAAAACCACCTGAACCTGACGTTGCTAATGCACGGAAAAAATACGTTCCTTCATAGCCTGAAACTGGCGCGGTTGCTGGTGTAAATGTTTGTCGGCTAAACGTGTAATTCATTGCACCCGAATCGCTCAAGTATCGGTCGCAGGTGTAAGCCGAATTGGCAGAAATTGCAAATGATGTGCCACGTTGCCAAACGTTAAAGTCACCATTGATGATTTTATTCTTACCAGCTGCGAATTGCCCACCACCGAAATTTGCCTGATCAAATGAAACCGTGACCGCACCTGAAGTGCCGCCGCCTGTCAAACCAGTGCCAGCGGTTACGGCAGTAATGTCGCCTGGGTTGGCAGTTGTCCAAGTGAAGTCCATGTCGGTGTTTGAAGCCTTAGATAAAACCTGTCCAGTAGTACCGCCAAGCAAGTCAGCCATTGAAGTGGCTACGGCTTGACCAAACGTTTCGAAGTCAGCAGGCAAGTCCGTTACTAAATCACTCGCCGTGGGCATTTGCCACGAAAAGGGGGTGGTCGGGTTCGTCATAAGTTGTCTCCTTCTTAGGTGATAATTGTTGCACGCGCCCAGTCAAGCGTTGGCGACACGCCCGACCAAGTAAATGAATTGGAAATTTCGTCCCAGGCTAATGACTGTAAGGAATAAGCGGTGGGGGAAAGAAGCAAGGAAACTGAAAGTCGGTTGTACGCGGCTTGGAATGACCAGCCTTCGACAAAACCTTGAAAGATTGAACCCATGTTGCTAGGTAGATTGTTGATTGATAAGGCTTCTCCCATAAACACGCCAATAAGATTGTCGCGGTCGGAATTGTCAATTTCTGGGTTTGTTAAGTCAAATGAAATTTCGCTAAAAATAGGTTGTGGGTTGGCGCGAAGGGATAAATAGAAATTTGCTTGCGCAGTCGCGTCGGCTGACTTTTCCAATGTTGTCGTGATGATTTGGGCAAGCGTGCCGTATAAGCCAATTGAACCTGTGTCGCTTGCAGATACTTCCGCACTGCTAGTCGAACCGTATTTGATTGTTAATGAATTACGAACGTCACCGACACGGGTTTGAATGCGAAGTCCTGCCGCGCGAGCGTGATTAGCGTCAAGGCTGACATAGCCGTTTGTCGTTAAGTATTGGGTGCGGTGGGTACTATCTGCATAACCGATTCGACCTAACGCGTCTTCATAGATGTACCCAAGCCCTGAAGTTGCCAACGCTGAAACCAATGAATACACGTCGGTTCGGCTTGACGATCTATTTGCCAATTCGTAATTGCCTGGCTGGTCTATTTCACCCAAACCGCTGTTTTCAGCTGCTGCCCAAGTTGTCGTCGGATCGTATGCAGCCCAGGTTAATGACCCAGCGACTTCAGCCCAGGTATTAAGCAAAACCCCGCGCAACACTTCGTTAATTTGATCGCCGTCGAAATCTTTGGAAAGTACGCCGTCGGTCAATGCCTTTGGCAAACGTGCCAATGCGCCCAATGCCGTGATCGAATAAGTCTGCGTGAACATGGTTGAACCCACGTCGCGGACTTCAAGTCCAATGTCAACAACATTCCCACCAAAGATTGGAACGTAAGTACCTGAAGTATTCTGCACCTGAATTGAAATTGTTGAATTGATCTGAACTGGGATTGTTGCCTGGTTCACGTCGATCAATTGAATGTTTGTATAGCCCGCTTGCGCCTGCTCATAAATGTTTGTTCGACCGCTGCGAATGACTAGATTAGCCAAAACCGCGTTTGTGTATTCAGTGCCGTCAATGGTCACTTTCCAAACGGGTGACCACTGCGTCATGCGATTTGTAGGCTGGTTGCGCCGCCCGTGCCGCGGTAGTAGGAATTGTTCAAAGTGTCCACCAAAACGCGTGCAGTGCCTTCAGGGTCGGTGTTTACGCCATTGAAATTGACCGTCACGTTTGGACGGTTTGACGCTGCCATGATTCCCGCAAGGGTGTTGGTGTTGACCCCTGACGTACCAAATGGGAAGCCGCTTGTTGAAGCCGCTTCAATGCCTGCCAGCGTTGTCGTGCCACTTGTGAAGTTATCGAATGCGCCTGCAATGTTCGTGATTGCTTCAGCTGCTTTTCGAGCAACTGTCGCAACCCCACCTGTTGTTCCGCCGCCGCCAGTCAAACCTGTCGCGCCGCCGCCTGGAACAATTCCAGAAGTGGTCGTCGTGCCACCTGTTGAAACGCCCGCAGTTGTTGTCAATGTTGTGCCCGTCGACATTGAAAAATTACCTAATGCACCCGTTGTAGTTGAACCAGTGGTCGCACCAATTTTCGGCAAATAAGGAATGTCCGAACCTGGTTTGATTAGATTCAAACCCGTAATAACTTTATTGATTCCGTCAATGGCAGTGTTCAGCAATGGTTTGATCGCACCCAAAACCTTAGCAATAACCGTAATAACAATTTCAGCAATGTCACCAATTGCACGCAGTTGTTGACCAATGACTTTACCGATAAGCGGTGCAATAAATTTGACCACGTCCCAAAATGCAGCAAATTCGTCCTTGCTGTTCATGATCGCATTTTTGACACTGTCGAACACGGATTTTGCGCCCTCGAAAATTGGTTGTACGACTTTCTTAATTGTTGTGGCAACGTCGTTCATGACCTTGCCCAGTCCGTCACCCTGGGTCAAACTGAACGCGTCTGAAAATGCATTGATTGCTGGCAATGCGTTTTGGTTAATAAACTGCAAAAGTTTGTCAAGAATTGGAAGCAATGCCGTGCCGACGGTTTCTTTTGCTTCGTCGAATGCGACCTGAACGCGTGCGATTTTGCCCGCATAAGTGTCAGCGTTTCGGGCTGCTGCACCACCAAACAATTCTGAAAGGCGACCTTGCACCTGCTCAAATGACATTGTTTTAAGTTCGGCAGTTGATAAGCCAACGCCCAATTTACCCAGGGCAGCAGTGTTGCCGTCATAAGCCTTTGCAAGTGAATTGGCAATTGCTTCGACTGGCTTACCTGTTGCCGCGCTAATGTCTAGGGCGGTTGAAAGTAAATCTTGCGCCTTTGTAATGTCGCCCGTCGATCTAACCAACCGACCAAGTGCCGGGCGCAGTTCATCATCAGCAACACCAGTTGCCAATGACATTTGAAGAATTGATTGTTCAGTTGCTTTAATCTGCGCTTGTGTTGCACCCGTTGCGTTTTCCAACGCGACCGCCAATTGTGTCTGCGCTTTTTCGTCGGCTATTGCAGCCTTTACGCCTTCAATACCAATTGCGATTGCGGCAGCACCAGCAGCGGCAGCAGCTGCGGCGAAGGCTTTACCGATTGCAACGCCTGCCTTGCCAACCTTGTCGCCAAACGTGTCAACGTCACCTGACGCGGTTTTCAGCGATTTGTTAAGACCGTCAACGTCGCCAAGAATCGAAAGTTTAAGGGTGCGACTTCCAGCCATTAGGTGTACTTCCTAACTATTTTGGAAAATCCTTCTTCCCATTTTTTAATGATGTCAGGCTGCGCGCTTCGAAGTGTTGGGTAGATGAACCAGCCGCGTGAACCGCGACCTTCGCGACCTGACCAGACTGGGAATTGCTTGAAACGATTTGAACCGAATTCGTAACCGCCCCAAACCTGTTGGGTTGTACCGCCGCCGCTTAACTTTTGGGCAGCAAAACCAAATGAAATTTCACCGATCTTCGACGACTTTGAAACTTTTGAACCCTGCGCAATTTTTGGTGCAACTCGGTTGCTTGCCCCGTTTGCGCTATCAATGATTTTGCCGCGAACGTAGGTTGCCAATTCGCTGGTCACTTCTTTTGCTTGCTGGGTTGCTTCGTCGTCCATTGCTTTGAATGATCGCAAAATGGCGCGCAATTCGGCTTTGTCGTAGGAAATTGCTTCCTTAGCCATTTGCCCGCCTTTCCAAAATTTCAATGACCGTCAAAATGTCTTCGGCACTTTCAAACTCATTTGGTGATAGCCCCGTTGCCAGGGCTATCTCCCAAACTATTCTGCTAAGGCTTCCGACTGGGTAACTTTTGGGTTTGCTTCACCGACGATCACTTCGGAAATAGTTTCCGTCCATGCTTCGATTGGCTTGACTGGCTTACCAGCTGCTTCTCGCTTCATGGCGTGATAGGCAAGGAATACCAGGTCGGAGATTCCGATCTTTTCCTGCGCCTGGGCAATGGTGTGACCCGTTTGCTTCTCCCACTTCACCCATTCAGGCGGTGCTGCCGTGTAGGTGATTTGGTCGCCGTTATTGTATTCAATTGTTATTGGTAACTTCATTTTGTCTCCCGATTAGTAGTTTTTAACTGAATGTTTCAGTAGGTGTTCCCACCACTATGAATGATAGGTCAACTGTCTGTGCATCAGGTGCTGACCCGCCGACTGCTGGGAATACTGGCATTACGTTGAATGCAAACACTGCACCAGTCACCGCAGTCAATGAAACTGCCAGTGTTGTGTTTGGTGCTGATTCGCATGCTGACCATAGTGCTTCGCACAATGAACCAGTCGCGCCCCAGTCAGCGAGCATTGAAACGTCGAATGTCCACTGGTCGTCAATGTGCTTGTAAGCCTTGCCGTCTAGTGTTTGGTAAGTCTCGACGGTTGGTGAATTCGCAAGTGTTGCGCTGGTCGCCTGCGCGTCGTAGTTAACGGTTGCAATGGTCACGACTAAATCGCGACCAGTTATGATTGTCGTTGGCATTTTGTCCCCTATGTTGTTTGTGTGTAGTACGTCGAAACGTTTATGTCTGCCACCAGCATTGGACTTTGACCTACTTCCAAGACTGTCGGCTTTTCAACAACGCCAACAACGTATCCCGCGGGCATTGCCGCGAGAATTCCTATGATTAGTTTTTCCAGGTTATCTAATGAACCTGCATTGCTATTTGAAGCAACGATTGCCGTAATAGCAAAATTGATTTTGACCTGTGTCTTTGACTTACCGATCAACACAACTTCCATGTAAGGCGAATCGGGTACGACCACGATCGCGGGTGGAATTGGTGCTTCGGGAACGCTTGGGTACACGTTGGCAGATAGCGCGCTGAAGGCGTTTGCTAGGGCTGCACGGGTTTCGGATACGGCGTTGGCTGGCACTTATTGAACGACCGTTTCAACGTCCAGGTAAGGCATAAGCAACGTGGACACGCGGTTGGTCAGGCTTCGACCCATTCGATAAGGCGTTGAAGCAAAATCTACGCCTTCGATCTGTCCGCCTGCTGCAACGCGTGACTGGAATACTTCAACTGAAACCGCAAGAATTGCAGATTCAATTGCTGGGGTGTTTGCGTATAGATCAGCTGCTGAATAGCCTGAAAGTGTTGCAGTACCTGTCGGAATTATGTCGCGCAATGTGACATTTGATGAAGTCAATGCAGCGGTGAATGAATAAGGCGTGACGGTAACAACGGTGTGTGTTGCAGTAAATGGCGCAGGCAAACCAGCAACAATGACTGACTGACCAGCAACAAAATGGTGTTCGCGGGCGGTGTAAAAATAAGCAGTGTTTGATTCTAATTTGTACGCGTTAACGGCTGAAGTGTTTGCAACCAACATGGGCAAAATAACGGCTTCGCTGGTGTTGATTATTTCGTCCAAATAACTGTCACTGTATAAAGAGACGCTCACGCCTAGCACTGTTCGCAATTGACTGGCGGTGACAATACTAGGCATGAGCGTTCCTTTCGATCGGCTGCGGCGAGATCGGGAGAACCCGCCGCATGATTAGTGGGGGTTAGTTATTAAGTCTTGTTGATACCAAATGCGCCCGCACCAATTTTCGTTGCGATTGCACCGTATCCATAAACTGAAACTGATACCTGACCTGAAGCAATAACGTCTGCGCGTAGGCGATACGTTGGTGATTCATACCATGTGTATGCAGTTGGGTTGATGATCAGCATTGAATCATCTTTGTCAGTGTCATTTGCTGACGGAACGTTTGCAGTGACGTAAAGATCAAGTCCTGCAACGTTTCCACGAATTGAATCTGGACGAACTGAACCACCCGCGTTTGAAGGTTGTGCAGCCATGTAGATTGGACGACCTGAATCGTTCAATGTCATTAGGTTTGCCCATTGTGAAGTGTTCGCAAGAATGTTGCGCGCGAATCCCTGTGTGTTTGAATAAACTGAAGCAGCACCGCGTGAAACAAAACCAAGCAATTCAGCTGCGGTTGGGTATGTTGTCAGTGTTGTTGCGTCGGCTGTTGCACCGCTTGCAAGTGCAGTGTAGACGGCTAGGTCTGTTGCTTTTGCGTACGCTGCTGACATGTTTGTCAATAACTCATTGAAAAATAGCGGTGAAGTACGGTCAAGCAATTCAACGGAAAATGTCTGTTGTCCTGCGTACTTCTTGACGGATACTGAAAGGAAACTTGAAGCCTGATCAGTTTCTGAAGGTGTGCCTGCTTCGGCAGTTTCTGCCACTGTTGGCATTGTTGTGATCTTTGGAATTTCAAAAGACATGCCAGCGTCAGGCAAGACCCCACGGCTGATCGCGTCCACGGCACTTCTTGTCGTGTTTGCTAGTCCATTGATTACTTCAGTCAACTGACGTGTAGGAACTAAACCTGCGTTGTCTGTTGTATCATCTGCTGCTGCAACGTACTGACGAGCAT